TTTAAAAGGACAAAGTATTATAAAACCGGCAGTTAAAAAATATTTGTGGCGACAAGTCAGGTCAAATTTTAGAAGAATTGATGTTGATGAAATGGCTATCGCATGTTATTTACCAGTTGCCGACTTCCAAGGTTCAACACTTGGTAGAGTATTTGCAGCTGCAAGGAGAATTATCTAATGGCAATTTTAAGAGGTGGTAGACGAATTGGTAACTATGATATTCGTATCGGTTTTCCAAGAGATAGGTCGTTAGACAATGTAGAAGGTGACCCTAGGTTAAAAAGAGCACCAGGCGGTGGTAGAGAATCCACTATTAACAGATTTATTGCAAACATAAACCAAGGTGAAGGCCTTGCAAGACCAAATAGATATTTGGTTGTATTTAATCCACCTGAAAAATATAAATTAGGTGATGTAGGACAAGTAAATCAACCATACGGTCCGCCATCAAATCAAAGATTTCAACAATACAATCAAATGGATATGAAAAGAAATGTTGGTATGATGTGTAACAAGGTGACTATGCCTAGTAGAGATATTAATACTACAGCTGTTCAGTTATATGGTCCTGCTAGAGAGATGCCATACTCTTATAGTTTTCCAGGTAATATTGAAATGACTTTTTATGGCGACAAGTTTTTAAGACAAAGAGTTTTCTTTGAAGAGTGGCAAAAGTTAATTTATGACTTAGGCACACACGATATGAATTTCTATGATGATTATGTTGGTACAGTTGACATTTTACAACTAGGTGCCTTTGAAAGTAATGATGATAGAGATAGAGTAACTTATGCAGTAAGATTATATGAAGTTTATCCATCAACAATGGGGTCTATGGAGTATTCTTATGGTGCAAACGACCAAGGTGTCAGTATACCAGTTACATTTAATTTTAGAAGTTGGTATAACTTAACATCTGGTGAATTAGCAGACGCAACAATAGGTAAATCATTTGGTGATGTACCTACAATTAAAGCGTCTAAAGATTTCGGACTATTTGGTGGCATATTAGATAAATTACCACCAGAACTGAAAAGAGCTGGTAGAGATGTACTCAACCAGGTTAAACGAAGCATACCGATTGGTAGAGCGACAGGTGGAAGAGTATTTCCACCATTTTTATAATATAACAAGGAGATATTATGTCATTACCTATATTAGAAACAGCGAAGTATGAGTTGACATTGCCCTCACAAGATATGAAAGTGTCATATAGACCTTTTCTTGTAAAAGAAGAGAAGTTACTATTGATGGCCTTGGAATCACAAGAGAGCAAACAAATCACAAACGCATTAAAAAGCATTGTAGATGCCTGTACATTTGGCGCTATCAATGTTTCAGCATTACCAGTATTTGATTTAGAATATGTATTTTTACAAATCAGGTCTAAGTCAGTTGGTGAGGTTGCAAAATTAAAAGTTAGATGTCCAGACGACAACGAAACTTACGCAAATGTAGAAGTTGACCTTTCAAAGGTTGAGGTGCAAGTTGATGAAGCACACACAAACGAAATTCAGATTAACGATAAAGTTAAAATGATTATGAAATATCCAACAATTGATAGTATTGATGCTGATGTTGATGCTAATGATTTAAAAACAGAACAAATGTTTGATATGATTGCAGCTTCAATTTACCAGATTTATGATGGTGAAACAGTACATAATGCAAAAGACTATAAAAAAGAAGAGTTAAACGCATTTATCGAAAGTTTATCTTCAGCGCATTTTGAGAAAGTACAGAAATTCTTTCAAACTATGCCGAAGTTACAACAAGAGATAGAAGTAGAAAACCCTAAGACTAAAGTAAAGAGTAAAATGATGTTACAGGGGCTTGCCGATTTTTTCGTATCGCCCTCTCACACGACAACCTAGAAAACTATTTCCAGGTTAATTTTGCGTTAATGCAACATCATAAATATTCTTTAAGTGAATTAGAGAATATGTTGCCGTGGGAGAGGGAGATATATGTTAACCTCTTGGTGCAACATATAAAAGAAGAAAACGAAAAGCAAAGAGAGAGGCAAAATCGTGGAAGATAAAATAGTAGTGCCTAGTGATAAAACTGAGGTATCTAAAAAGGTAAATGTAGAACTAGAGGTTGATACATCTGTTAAAGACCTTGGTCCTAATCCATACGCCAAATTAATACACTTAGCAAGAGCAGTAGATAGTTGGAGAATATTTCCAAGAGTATTCATTACAACATATATTTACCTATTGTATAAAGTAGTGATTTGGTATATGAATATTCCTAATCCAACAATGGAACAAAGTGGGTTGGTCAGTATCGTAGTTGGTGCTGGTGCAGCTTGGTTTGGTCTATACACAGGTTCAAGTAAGAAGATAGACAAGTAACATGGCAGAAAACGGTACAACAAAAGGTTCAATGATAGCGGCTATTCAGTCCGCTCAAATGGCTGTTGGTTCAGCACTAAAAGGTGGTGCAGGTGCAGTATCGTCACCCGCCGATATGGAACAAGTTTCCATTTTAGATAGTGTAAAAGAAACAACAAAAGACACATATAAAGCAATCGTAGGTATGGCAACAACTCTTGCTGAAACTTTGGCATGGGATAAAGAGAAGTTTAGAAGAGAAATGGACGCCGCTAGAGAGCGTGAAAAAGAATTACAAAAGGCGGCTGAAACTGCCACAATACCTATGCCTACAAAAGAACAAGCAACAGGTGGTTTTAAACCAGGTATGTTAGGTCTATTAGTTGCATTGGCTGGTGTTGCCAAAATGTTAAATGTTGATGAGATATTAAGATTACCACAACAATTAAAATCATTAAGAACTATGGCAAGGTTCTTTAGAGGTGTTATGCGACTTGCTACATTTGGTTTTGGTCCTGCTGTATTACGAGGGTTAAGGGCATTTTTCAAATCATTTGATTTAAAGGCCTTACGAGGTAAGATAATGAAATTATTTGAACCGGCACTTAAACGATTAGATAATTTCAAAAGAGGAATTACAGGCAAAGGTGGACCGATTACGAGAATTATTGATAGTGTAACAGATTTCTTTAGAGGCATAAGAACAAACATCACCAAAATTACATCTTTCTTTAGAAATAACAAAGCAATTGGTTTCATAACTAAGGCAGTTAGTGATGCATTTAAAGTAATTACGAGAACAATAAGACCAATTATTAATACAGTTAAAGGTCTATTCTCAGGTGCAGGCCTAGGCATACTAGACAAGATTTTAGGTCCATTAAAGGTGGTGTTTAGAAGTATTGGTAAGATATTCTTGCCTATTACATTAATACTTGGTGTCATTGACGGCGTACAAGGGTTTATGAAAGAATTTGGTAAAACAGGTTCTATCTTAGACGGTATTAGAGGTGCAGTCGTAGGTATTGTAGATGGATTTATTGGTGGCCTAGTCAGATTAATTGGTAGTGCAATAGAATGGATACTTGGTTTCTTTGGTTTAGATAACTTAGGTAAATCAATCAATGAAAAGATTGGTCAACTAATGGACAGTTTCCTACTTGCAGTAGGTGGTATTGTAGATTTAGTTATGGGACTATTCTCATTTGATGGCGAAAGAATTATGAAAGGCCTTGGTTCTATGTTTAGTGGTGTAGGTGGTTTCTTCTTAAATGTATTATTAGCACCGCTTGATATGGCAGCCAACTTTATTAAAGATTTATTTGGTTTTGGTGACCCCGAAAAGCCATTTAGTTTTAAAGATATGATAATTGACAGTGTTATGTTTGTATGGGATTGGGTTAAAGGTTTATTTACTATTGATTTTTCTTCTATTAAAGCAAAACTATTCGACATAGGTAAAATTGCTGGCGCTATAGCATCTGGCGCTGGTGCATTTGTAAAAGCAATTCCAGGTTCAATAGTTGGTGGTGAAAGTCCAATGGCGGCATTTAGTAGAGTTTATGGTGAAAAAATGGGAGAACCTACTAGTGGTTCAACTACAACACAAAATCTAACAACAGATAATTCTTCAGGTGATATGTCAACAACTACAAATAATACTAAAATTATGAACGAGGGTGGTTCTACACAAGGTGGTAATATTACAATTGTTGATAATTCTACTAAACAAAATAACGCAAGTAGTCAAAATAACACAACTCATCAAACATTAGATTTAAGAACTAGCACTGATAATTATTATGATAGAGAAGCTTGGTCATTTGGCGCTTAATATTGACCTAATTCTTTTTCTGTAATTATCTTAAACTTCATATTATTATCTTCACAATAGTTTTTG